ATACAGTACGTTTAGTTGGTGGAGTTCTTCCACGCTATATTTACTGGTTGAAAGGCTCTAATAACAAAGACATTCCTGTGGAGTGCTTGGCATTTAGCCGCGACAAAGAAAAGTTTGATAATCTACAAAAAGATCATGTGCCTGAGTTTTTTCCAGATCTAAAATGCAGCTGGTCATACACAGTTAACTGTATCGACCCTAAAGACGGTAAGGTTAAAGCCCTTAACTTAAAGAAAAAACTATTTGAACAAATTTTGACAGCAGCCGAAGACTTAGGTGATCCTACAGATTTGGATAGCGGTTGGGATGTTGTTTTCAAACGAGTTAAGACAGGCCCATTAGCCTATAACGTTGAGTATCAGTTGCAAGTGTTGCGTTGCAAAACTCGTGCGTTATCAGATGCAGAGCGTGAATTGGTTGCTGCATCTAAATCAATTGATGAAAAGTACACTCGCCCAACAGAAGATGAAGTGTTGGCTTTGTTAACAAAAATCACTACTAACAGTGATGAGAGCGAAGACGGCGGTTCTGCAGCAGAACAAGAAGCTGTTAAAGACTTAGGTTAAACTTTATAGCCCGCAAGACTAAACGCTTTGCGGGCTATTTTGTCTATAAAATATGAAAATACTATTCACAGCAGATGTACATATAAAACTAGGTCAGAAAAATGTACCTATTGAGTGGGCAAAAAATCGTTTTCAGTTATTTGTTCAGCAATTTCAGCAAATGCAAGAGCAAGCTGATTTAGTAATTGTTGGTGGAGATGTTTTTGATCGACTACCAACAATGGATGAAGTTGAGTTATATTTTGACTTTGTAGCTAGTTTTACTAAACCTACTATTATCTATCCTGGCAATCACGAAATGTTAAAGAAAGATACAACTTTCTTAACAAACCTTAAAAAGTCAACTAACAGACTAAACCCACTAGTTGAGGTTATTGACGAATTCTGGTGTATTAAATCAGCAGACATTGACATTATTCCGTATAACAAACTAAAAGAGTTTGAAAAAGAGCCTAGACTGTTTCACGGAAAGATTCTGTGTACTCACGTTCGTGGAGAAATCCCACCACACGTTAAACCAGAAGTTGACCTAAGTTTATTTAGCCGCTGGGATGTTGTACTAGCAGGAGACTTGCATAGTTATGAGAATTCGCAACTTAATATACTGTATCCTGGTAGTCCTTATACTACTAGCTTTCATAGAAGTTCCGTGGACACTGGAGCTATATTGCTTGACTCTGATAACTTGGATCACGTATGGCTCAAATTCAACTTACCTCAGCTTATCCGTAAAACCGTTGGAGTCTCAGACCCTAAACCAGCAACAGATTATGATCATACCATTTACCAAGTTGAGGGTGATATGCACGAACTTGGTGAACTCGAAGACTCTGACTTAATTGATCGCAAAGTAATTAAGCGAGATACTGATAGTGCGCTGATGTTAGACCCTGAAATGAGCCTAACAGAAGAAGTAAAAGAGTACTTAACCTATATCTTAGAGTTGCCAGATCAAACTGTAGACGCCGTATTAAAGGAAATGCAAAATTATGCAGAAAAAATTGAATCATCTTAGTGCAGAAGTTTGGTCGCAGGCTAACTGCCCAGCTTGCACAGAGGCTAAGAAACTACTGCTAAACAAAGGTTATGAGGTTTTGGGTAGAGAGATTGGTTTCAATACTGGGTTTAGTAAAAAAGACTTGTTTGACAGAGTACCTAACGCACGTACTATTCCGCAAATTTTTATTGGTGAACAGTACATTGGCGGATTAACAGAATTAAAAAAGTACCTAATAGAACATGATAACAATAAAGCAATTAAAGTGGTCTAATGCGTTTAGTTACGGACCTGATAATACAATAAACTTTGTTGCTGCACCACTGACGCAGCTTGTAGGAAAGAATGGGCACGGAAAAAGCTCCATAGCCCTAATCCTTGAAGAAGTTTTATTTAATAAAAACTCCAAATCAATTAAAAAAGCGGATATTTTAAACCGCTATGTAAAAGACAAAACATATAGTATTGAACTTGATTTTGAGCGAGATGGTACTGAGTACAAAATCAAGACTAGCCGCGGTACTAGTCAAACAGTAAAACTGTTTAAAAGTGGTGTAGATATTAGTGCACACACAGCCACAGCTACCTACAAAATGATTGAAGACATTTTAGGATTTGATCACAAGACATTTAGTCAAATTGTTTATCAATCTAATGCTAGCAGCCTAGAATTCTTAACTGCAGCAGATACTGCCCGCAAAAAGTTTCTTATTGAAATTCTTAATTTGGGCAAGTATACTAGAGCGCAGGACATTTTCAAAGAAGTGGCCCAAGACTTAAGCAAAGATATTGCAGCAGTACAGTCACAAGTAAATACTGTAAATAGCTGGCTAGACAAGTATTCTAAAATGGACTTGTCTCACAAAGAGTATTGTGAGGTTCCTGTAATCAAAGATAGCTTAGTTACACAATCAAGTGAGCTAGACAATCAAATACGTGGATTAGAGTCCACTAATAAGAAAATTACTCAGAATAATACTTATAAGCAAATACAATCTAGAATTAAACTATTCCCAATACCGGAAGCTCCTGAAGACACAGTTAGTGCATTAACTCCAGAAGTACGACAGCTTAGTACAAGTTCTATTGAACTAAGCAAGTCTGTTAAAGATTCAGATGCTTTTATTAAAAAGATAGGTACACTACACGGTACTTGTCCTACTTGTTTACAGGCTATTGACGAAGAAAAAATTGCAGCACTTATAGCCGAACAGCAAGCTATAAAAAGTGAAGCAAGTTTAAAAATAGCAACAATTAACACTAGACTTAAAGAAATAGAGTTAATTAAACAAGAGTTTAATGATAAAACTAGCACATGGGAATCAGCCAATAAAGCCCGTGATGAATGGGAAAAGTATCATCAGCTAATTAACACTGAGTTACAAGAAGATTTGTTAGATAAGAATGAGCTTGAGTCTAAGTTTACCGCACTTCAAACTGCGCTATCTAATCTTAAGACCGCAATTGCTCAAGCTGAAAAACAAAATGCTGCTGCTAGTGCACATAACTCTAAGGTTGACACAATTAGTAGTCAGCTAACAGAAATGAACACTGAGCTAGAAACTTATAGTTCAAAACTACATGAACTAAGTGAAAAAATGTCTGTGGTAAATGTATTAACTAAAACATTTTCTACTACAGGTCTAGTTGCATACAAAATCGAGTGTTTAGTAAAAGACTTAGAAGAAATTACTAACAAGTATTTAATTGACTTATCTGACGGCAGATTCCAAATAGGATTTAAAGTCAGTGCTAGTGATAAATTAAATGTAGTTATTACTGATAATGGCAAAGACATTGAAATCTTAGCACTATCAGGTGGCGAAAAAGCTCGAGTTAACGTAGCAACACTATTAGCTATCCGAAAGCTAATGCAAACACTATCTAGTTCAAGAATTAATTTATTGATACTAGATGAAACTGTCGAAACATTAGATGTTGACGGTAAAGAAAAATTAGTAGAAGTATTATTGCGTGAAGAGCATTTAAATACTTTCCTTGTTTCACACGGATTTACACATCCACTACTGGAAAAAGTAAATGTGTTGAAACGTAATAACATTTCACAAATAGAGGTATAATATGATTTTAGAAGAAATTAATGGCACAGTAGTAGCTACTGTTGTTCGCGAAACAGGCGGAGTAGTTGAACTAAAAGTTGGTGACTACTTTAGCGACCACGAGCGTTCTAGCTTAAGCGTTGTTGGTAGTGGCAAAGTTACGGTTCGCGTTGATGAGAATTGCACGCTTGAATTTCGTGGTGTAGAAGTTGCAACCGAAGAAGTTCAAGAAGCTGTAATACCTATTCCAGAAGCCGTTGTAGTAGTTGTAAGCGATACAGCTGCTGCTAAAGAAGAAGCTCCAGTTATTGTTCAACCTGTTAAAGCTACAAAAGCGTAACAATGGTAGACAGCAGAGCAAAAGGTGCTCGCACTGAAACTGTAGTACGTGATGCTCTTAAAAAACATACGGGATTAGGTTGGGAAAGGGTTCCTGGTTCAGGAGCCCTTGACCCTAAACATCAGCTAAAGGCAGATTTATATGTGCCTGGCAGAACTAATCTATATGCAGTAGAAGTAAAAGGTTATGCAGAAGACCATATTTCCAGCGCGCTACTAACTGGCAAGAACCCACAGTTAATTGAGTTTTGGAAACAATCAGTGCGTCAAGGCCTACAAGTAAACAAAAAACCACTACTAGCTTTTAAATTTGACAGATCAAAGATATTTGTTGCATTTTTAGAAATGCCCACAGCTAACTACAGATACCTATTCGTATCCATTGACGATCATGAGTTTTACGTAGCTCTTCTCGAAGATTGGTTAGTTAACGAGCAACCCAAATTTGTAACTTGACAGATTGTGCAATTTAGGGTATAATATACAATTACACCACAAAGATAATACTAAAAATGAGCAAAAGTTTTCAACAAGTATCTGAGCCTGATAATACCTTAATGGTAGTAGACGCTCTTAACCTTGCATTTCGATACAAACATTCAGGCGCAACAGACTTTGCACTAGACTATGTACGCACAATTGACAGCCTAAAGAAAAGTTACAAAGCTAAAAAAGTAATCTTAGCCTGTGACCAAGGCAGTTCCAGCTATCGCAAAGCAATATATCCAGAATACAAACAAAATCGTAAAGACAAGTTTGAGACTCAAACTGACGCTGAAAAAGCAGCATTTGAACTGTTTTTTGAAGAATTTCAAAAGACACTGGAATATATCAAAGAAAATACTAGCTACCCTGTACTTAAGTTTCAGGGTGTAGAAGCTGACGATATTGCTGCTTATATTGTAAAACAAAAATCCAAGTTACCTGTAGACTCAATTTGGTTAATCAGCTCTGACCGTGACTGGGATTTGCTAGTACAACCTAATATTTCAAGATTTAGCTATGTTACTCGCAAAGAAGTCACGGCAGACAACTGGAATAGTCACTATGATTTTGAACCAGAAGACTACATTAGTATTAAATGCCTAACAGGTGACAGCGGCGATAACGTTATTGGTGTGCCTGGTATTGGGCCTAAACGAGCAGTATCGTTGGTCACTGAATATGGTAGTACTTACGATATTATTGCAAGCATTCCAATTGCTGGTCGCTACAAATACATTGAAGCACTAAATCAATGTAAAGATCAACTAATGCTAAACTATCAACTAATGGACTTAGTTACATACAGTGAAGATGCTATTGGTGTTGAAAACTGCAAACAAATTGACGAAACCTTAGAAATTTATTTAAAATGAGCAACTTTATAAACATTAACCAAAAATACGACTACAACAACGACAAAAAAATCAAGAATGAAATCCCTTGCCTTGTAGAAGACAAAGCATTTCTTCCACGTCGTGCTAACCCCACTGATGCTGGTGCGGATTTAATGAGCATTGAAGATTTGGAAATCTATCCTGGCGAACAAAAACTTGTTGGTACAGGAGTAGCGACAAAAATTCCAGAGGGCTACGCAGGCTTTGTTTTTAACAGAAGATCTCAAGGA